GATTCTCGGTTGAGGAACTCCGGCTATGCATGCGTTTGGTGCTAAGCACGTCCCATTGCTTGCGCAGGCTGGCCGGACTCAGGATGTTTTGTTTCCAGAATTTATCCTTGCTGGCCCACTGCAGTAATTCGCAAATTTCGTAATGCGTGCGGTGGTCCTGCATGCGTATCAGGCGAATGGTATTGGCCCACTCAACCCACTTCGGTGTGGACAGGCTGGCGTTGACCTGCAGCAGCTGCGCGTAAATCCACTGAGCCGCTTTGAGATCGTCAGCAGTTCCCCAGGATTTACCGGATGGCGTGTAGATACCGTCAGCGGCTTCGGGATGGCGTGAAAGAAATTTTTCAGTAACCTCGTTGCGGGATTCGTCAGAATTCCGGGACGTAGATCTTTTAATATTATTGTTATTACCTTGTTGTTCATGATGCGCGGGGTAATGCGCGCCTTTATGCTCGGGGTTATGAGCGGCATCCCCTTCTGAAGCCGCGCCATTACTGGCTTTGCTATGCGCGTCCTTATGCTCGCTGATATGCGCGGGGTAATGCGCGGGTAAATCGCCTGTTTTTTGAGCATAAAGGGCGTAGTTTGTGATAGTTATCACAGT